TGTAACTGTCCAAGTCATTTTTAATCTCCTAAGACTCCTTTCCTCATACGCCCAGTTAGTATCTCCAATCGCCCCTCACGGCTTAGTACAGTCATTGCCGCTCTAGTTTGATTGAAACTAACATCTCTGGGTTTCACGTCACCGATATTTCACGGGCGAATATATTCACCAGAGATCGTGCTTTCAGGTGGCCTGCCCTCCACACGGACGTATGAGGAAAAGAGTCTATGCTACTTTTTCCCTAAAGATTTTATTAAGAAGCCTTAACTGAGCTTCTTCGGTTGAACCATGAAACAACCAGTTAAGATCTAGCTCTACGCCATTATCTTCTAGCAGTTGAATCATTTCTTTTACTTTATCAGTCATTATTTATCCTTATGAATAATAGTTATCTACCAAAACTTCGAAACACTCATAGAGATAATCCATTGAGTAGAAATCTCTAAGATCTAAGCAAAGATCTGCATCTACAAAGTTCCAGTTAAGACCACCTGAAGTATTGATGTTTTCAGGATTAGTTGTAGCTTTGTTGAAGCTTTCGATGATGTCGTTTTTGATCATTTCGCCGCTTGGTAGTAACATTTTCTTTTCTCCTTCTTATGCATTCCTTATCACATATAAATAGTCATATGTCAACAGTTAATTTAAGTTTTAGGAAATTTTTTTATGGCGGACTTAACAACTAATATCAACTACTTACAACCTACTGGGTTTAAAATTGTCATGGACAGATTTCATTTTCCTAACTTGATCTTTTTTGCAACAAGTGTTTTGCATCCTAATATGTCGTTGGCAGCCACCCCCCTCCCTTATCGTAGAGTAACTGCTCAAATGCCCGGAGATAAGTTGACATTTGGCGAATTGACGTGTAATATAATTATGGATGAGGAGATGAATGCATACAAAGAGATGTACGATTGGATGGAATCGCTAGTAGAAACACCCAACAGAAAACCTGGGACTAAGGAATACACTCAAAGACCAACATCTGCAGATGTTTCTGTAATTGCTTTGACCAGTCACAATAACAAAACAAAAGAGATAAAGTATGTTGATGCACTGCCAACATCTCTTGGCGATGTTAGTTTTGAAACGGTTGCAGGTGATCAGTACATTACTTTCCCAGTATCATTCACATTCACGTACTTTAAATTAGTATAAGGATAAATTATGAAAGACCTTGATGCCGTGCTTGCTGCATGGAAAGAGGATTCTGTGATCAACAATAATGATCTGACAGAAACCTCAAGACAAACACCACAACTACATTCTAAATACCTCTCTGCTTTATCCAACACTAAATTGCGATATCGTCAAGCAGAAATGGAGCAGAAGTCTTTGCTGAAGCAAAAGTGGCTTTGGTATAATGGCAAGATGTCACAAGAGGATATCGAACAGCTTGGTTGGGATCCAGATCCGTTGGACGGTTTGAAGATTATGAAAGGTGATATGGATTACTACTATGATTCAGACCCTGAGATACAAGCTAGTGAATTGAAATTACAGTATCTAAAAACTATGATAGATACACTGTCTGAGATAGTTGATAACCTGAAATGGAGACATCAGACAATTGGCAATATGATCCGCTGGAAAGTATTCGAGGCTGGGGGGTAATATTATGAGTGAATATGCAAAGAAAACTTGTAACAGCTGTGGCATTCGTTTACCGCAACCTGATATGTATAGAGTTGAAAAAGAAGTATACACCGGATCAAGTAATACTGGATTGACAAAGCGTGCAGTATTCGGTTCATTAATTGGTAATGAAAGATCTCAAAGACAAGTAGGCAAATACTTATTTTCACCTAATAAAAGAAAATACAAGCGTAAGCGTGAAGTGTGGATGTGTGGTGAGTGTGCAGGTGTTAGTAACGAATCATTTGGGTATCACCTAGGTCAAGCTGTTGGTACCATTATACTTTGGGCAATTTTAATTGGTGTAGGATACCTATACTTCTTTGGCTGATATTATTTGTAGACTAAAAGATTATTCTATGTTAGAAGTAGATGTTGATGCTAGTGTAGCAGCTGAGCTCAGCGACTACTTCTCTTTTTATGTTCCTGGATACAAGTACATGCCAGCCTACAAACGTAAGGTTTGGGATGGCAAGATAAAGCTATTCAATCGCATGACTGGAGAGCTATCTGCTGGGCTATATGTTTATTTAATAAAGTTTGCAGCTGAGCGATCGTACGTTGTTGACACAGAAGAATCTCGTTATGGTCTTCCTGTTGATCCACAACCTCCTCAATCACTATCTGATCTACTAGCTGACGAAGCGCTTCCATTTCAGCCTCGAGAGTATCAATACGATGCGATTGAAACAGCCCTAACAAGAACTCGAGCAATTCTTCTATCCCCTACTGGTTCAGGCAAGTCCTTTATTATATATCTGTTAGCCAAGTATTGGTTGCAGTATCTTACTGATGGTTGGAAGTATCCTAGAGCAGGACGTGTTCTAATCATCGTACCTACTACGTCTCTCGTAGAACAAATGCATCAAGACTTTGTCGACTATGGTCAACGTGAGTCAGGAATGCATAAAATATATTCTGGCAAAGATAAAGATTTTGATTGCGCTATTTGCATATCTACCTGGCAATCAATCTATAAGCTGCCAAAAGAATGGTTTGAACAATTTGGTATGATACTTGGAGATGAGTGTCACGGATTCAAATCTAAATCACTTTCAGCTATCATGAACAAAGCTACCGAAGCTAAATATAGGTACGGGTTTACAGGAACACTCGATGGTACTCTTACACATAAGTTGGTACTAGAGGGGTTGTTTGGGCCAGTATATAAGGTGACAACCACCAAAGCCTTGCAAGATGATGATACACTAGCTAGTTTGGATATCAAGGTTCTTCTGCTTAATTATCAGCAACAGGTAAGGAAAGACTTTGGAAAGAAAACTTATCAGGAAGAAATTGACTTCTTGGTCGGACATGATGGTCGTAATAGGTTTATTCGCAATCTGGCTGTTTCTTGTGAAGGAAACACTCTCGTCTTATTTCATCGTGTGGATGCTCATGGCAAGCCATTATATGACCTTATAAATAATAAGGTGGAAAAGAATAGAAAGGTGTTCTTTATCTCTGGTGAGATTGCAACGACTGACAGAGAAGCTATTCGTAAAATTGTGGAGAAACAGACTAATGCGATCATCGTCGCCTCCATGGGAACTTTCAGCACTGGTATTAATATTAGGAATCTTCATAATATCATATTCGCTTCACCATCTAAGTCCCAAATCAAAGTTTTGCAGAGTATTGGACGTGGTCTTCGAAAGTCCGACAACGGAAGAGAAACGCAGCTTTTTGATGTCGCAGATGATCTGTCTTGGAAAGAGCGAAAGAATTACACGCTCCTTCACTCTGCAGAAAGAGTAAGAATATATAATAAAGAACAGTTTAAGTATAAAATGATAAAGGTAGATATATGAGTTACACTCAATTCAGACTTACTAGTGGTGAAGAACTGATTGCAGAAGTATTGCAAGAACCTGAAGGTGAGGACTATAACATTGTAGTCAGAAAAGCCATGGTAATCATAAGAGCTGAAGCGGGTGATGGGACTAGAATGTATACATTCCGTCCTTGGATGACTTATCAGATGTCAGATAACTATATGCAGCTGTTAAACTATAACCATATTGTTGGTGAAGCTAAGCCAGATCATCATCTATTAGAACAATTTCAAAAGGCATATAATCTTGAAATAGAAGATGAAGCAAGAAATCCTCATGACTTAGAAGAGCTGAGAAGTATGGCAAAACAGCTATCTTCCAATCTTAGATTGGTTGATGATGAAGATGATTCTGATTCTCCAATGTCAAATGTAATAGAATTGTTTAATAAGCAACGAAAAGATAAGTTACACTAATGCAAGATGATGAAGCGTATTTAAAGTATCCACATCACCGTAAGTGGTTCAATAAACTATACATTGCAGAATTATTTGGTTATAAGTGTGGACCTGCTGGAGTAGATATTCCAGAGGATGGAACATATGTAGTTAGACCAATATACAATCTTGCTGGAATGGGTGTCAAAGCAAAGGTAATGGAATTAAAGGCTGGAGATGAGAGTTCGACTCCTCCTGGATATTTTTGGTGTGAGTATTTAACTGGTAAGCATTATTCTGCAAACTATGTTTGGGAATATGATAGAGATATGATCACTGGACGTTGGCAACAACCATGGAAGGGTAGTTCGTGTTGGGAAGGAACTAACATGCCTATCAATCTTACCAAGTTTGTTGAGTGGAAAAGATCAGACTATATACCAGAAGTGCCTAATGAATTAAACGAGTTGAGAGATGTAAAAGAAATCAACGTTGAGTTTAAAGGTAATCAAGTTATTGAAGTACATCTAAGACCTTCCCCCGATCCTGTGTATGATCATTTGATTCCGGTTTGGAGATCAGATTATGGAATTAAGAAAGAACACTATATGATGCATGGTTTTAAGTATATAGAATCATACGATGATGCAGATGGTCACCTCGATGATCCCCGATTAGGATTTTGGGTAAAATAGATATACTGCCGGCCCAACCATGGCTTATAGATTATACATCTAGTTTGAAGATTGGTCAACTGTTGAAAAACAATATTTTTTGAATTATACTATTATAAAGTGAGGTATCCATGGCTCGTAGTAAACGAAAAAGTATACATTATGTTAACAATGCTGAGTTTTCTCAAGCCGTTGTAAATTACGTTGTATTATGCGATGACGCAAAAGCTGCTCATAAAGAACCACCAATCGTTCCCAACTACATTGCTGATTGTTTTCTTCGTATAGCCGAAGGGTTATCACATAAGTCTAATTTTATTAGGTATACTTATCGTGAAGAAATGGTAATGGATGCAGTTGAAAACTGTCTTAAAGCAATCCAGAATTATAACATTGAAGCAGC